TCTTTACACTGCTTATATCCTGACTTATCTAGAGGAACCATAAAGTTAATCTGGAACCCCCAGTTTTCTGCTAGTGTATAACTACTAGGTTGCATAAATTCATCTAATGGTTTCGTATGATTGCCCATATAGAACGGACTAAACGTCATAGTAGATCCATTACATTGTATGTTAGGACCATATATCTGACGTGACGATGCACCGTTGTTTTGAAATTGTACAGCCTGATTAGTTACGTTACCAGTTGCAGCTGCTACAGGATTACTCACATTTGTATCTTCTCCTTCAGCAAATACAGGTGTACCTATTGTGCAAAGATAGAGTAAGAGTTGGTAGTAGAATCTGTTTCTATTGTTCTGTCTATTGTTATTGTTTCTATTGTCCCTGCTTCTCTCGTTGTTATTGATAGATCCCACTCTGTTGCACCTGTTGTAACTGAATAGGTTGTATCGGTTGCACCAACTGAACCACTTGGTGTAATATTTGTACCAGACCAAGTTTTGACTTCTGCTCCTAGCACGTCGTGTTCTATGGTTTCTGTTATAGTTTGGGTTGTTGTTGTCGTTGACTGCATCGACCCTGTTGTAAACTGGGGCGTGACAGTGTTTGCTCTTGCGGCTGCGGGTGACAACAGGCTTAAGAGTATTATCCATTTAGTCATGTCTTTGGTTTTGTCTCTTTGTCTTTTTTGCCATTGCCTGTGGATAAGCCAAAGGTGGCGAGTGCTCCAGTAAATACGGAAGCAACGAATGTGATATCGGCAGAAGTATTTGACTTCTTAACCATGGGCAGATCGACATAATTTAGGGTTATGATAAACCCAGACCAGATAACGACACCAAGACGAACCATCGCCCCCAGCACCACCATCTGTTCTTCATGATCGTCTATTCCTTCTTTAATTTTTGAGAAGAGTCCCTTTTGTTCTTGCGGTTTTTTCTCCATTTAGCGATCTTATCTTGTAAAAACTTTTGTACTTTTTTACGTATACTTTCGATTATAGGCTGTGTTAGCGTTGTAGCTGCCACAGCTGTAACCGCCGTTGTAAGAGCTGTAACTACAACCTCAGTAGAGGGTGCAGGCACTGGCTGCTTAATAAACGGTATTTTAAGTGTAGGTGGGGGTGGTGTTTCTTCTACAGTTTTGACAGGCTCATCTTCTTGATCTCGCAGATCACTAGGCGGAACCACCATAGGTTTGTAGTATGGTACGTCAGCTGTAGGCAACGGTATTTCTACTGTCTCTATATTTTTAATATCAGGCAATACTATGGTAGGTATTTCCATTACCACTTAGGGTTGTAAGTTGAGTCAAAATTATAAATAGGTGAATCAAAAACAAAATTAAAAGCAAGAGACTTTCTAGGGTCACCTTTATGAGGAACTGTACCGTGCATTATATGCGACGGAAAAAACAAATATAAACCTTTATGTGGTTTAATAAATAAATTATCTAGTGATTTATTATTTGAATCTTGTTTTACAGCTTGTGCATAATGTTGAGGAATTATAGTTTCATGAAATTGCGGTAATGGATTCTCTAATTCCAAAACTGCTGCACCTTCTGGGTACTCTTCATCAATATATAAAACTCCAGAATAAAAACAATTACTATGCCTATGCTTTTGATTGTTTTCTCCTTCTTCTAAATATGTTAGCCATGAAGTAGATATTTTAGCTCGTATGTCTCCTTGAGTATGTTTTAAAAACAAATTAAAATTATAAGTTATTTGCTCTCTTAACTTAGGATATGATTCTAAAATTCTATAATACTTATTATGGAAATTTTCCAGTCCTAAAGTCTGTGCTTCTTGATTAAAGTCGTCAGCTTGTTTTTGATTTGCAGACCATGTTATACGTTCTTCTTTTCTAATATCAGTAAAATCGAAGTCTAATGTTCCATGACCTACATAGTAGGCAAATGGAGTAGATATGTTTAATGTCATATATAAAGGGTGGTAATTTAATTAAGATTTCATTATGTAGCAAAGAGCATAGTAGGGAGACCTAGTGTCAATGCTAACTGTGTCTGTACCAGTTATACTTACTGTATCTGAACCTGAGCCAGAGAATGGTAAACTCAACTGACCTCTTGAATAGTTGTAATAAACTCGACTCAAAGATTGCCATGAGTTACTAAAGTGTGTACTTTGTTCTGAATAAGCACCAGCTGAAGAAGTAGCAGCGTTACCAGAAACAGAGATGTTAACTGTATCTGTACCAGTAATACTTACGGTATCAGTTGCTGTAACAGCACCACCTGTAGCTCCTACAGAATAAGAACTACCAGCACCAACTACAAATCTGTCTCGTAAGTCAGGTGTACTGTTAGAACCATTACATAGTACCCAACCAGAAGGTATAGCGTTTTCTGCACCGGACCATAATAGAATCATACCAGATACGAACGATACTATACCTGTTAAGTTTGCACCACTACCATAAAAATTTGTAGCATGAACTTGATGCCATTTTAAAGAGCTAGTACCTAAACTTCGAGTATTGTTACCATCAGGGCTAATACTATGAGAAGTTACGTTACCTGTAAACTCACCACCAGACAAAGGCATCTTGGTAGCAAGGTTATTGGTCATTGTAGTTGAGAAACTAGCGTCATCGTTTATAGCTGCTGCTAACTCGTTAAGAGTATTAAGAGCACCCGGAGATGAGTCTACTAAGTTAGATACTGCTGTATCTGTATATGCAGTTGTAGCAACTTTTGTACTGTTATCTCCAGCAGACTGAGTAGTTGCGGTTACACCGTTAGTAAGTACCCCAGAGCTAGATGTTAGACCACCAAATAAAGTGTTTCTAGCTGCTATGTCTACACCGTCAACTGTTCCTGTACATGTGATGTTTCCTGTTACGTCAATACCACCTTCAGCATCTAGGTTTCCGGGAATGTCAACATGCCCATCAGAATTTATCTTAATCCTAGCTGCATAACTATTTGTCTTATCTTGAAATTCAAAACTACCACTGTTATTAATTATTCTATAATCAGGGTTAGAGTTACCATCATCAAAATTTAATGTTGGTGCAAGAGAAGAAATTGTAGTATCACCAAAACTATTTCCATTACCAGTTGCTATAACACTTCCTGTTACGTCAATACCAGCAGAGAAATCATGGTTAGCGTTAGATGTGATAGCACCATTATTTGCTACGGATACGCTTGACGAACCGTTTGCAATAGTTGTGCTGTCAATCGCAGTTGTTGAAGCTGCTGTAACTAGACCTTGAGCGTCAACTGTAACGATAGGAATAGCAGAGCTAGAACCATAAGTTGCAGCAGTTACACCAGAGTTTTCTAGTTTTGTACCAGCAATATCTCCATTGCCTATTCTACCTAGAATATTTGCAGAGGACACGTTGCCCATATCTTCAGCGGCTACCGCATGTCCTCCAGCTGTTGAGCCGTCATGTACGACAAGCGTTTCCTTGTCTGTATCTACAGTAACTTCACCCTCGGCTCCAGTAAAGCTACCATGTTGCGAGGTTGTCCCTCGTCTTAGTTTTAATAATTTTGCCATTATGAAAGAGTTCCGAAGTCAAGAGTTAAGTTAGTTGTTGTAATCACGTTAGGTGCAATAGTCTGTCCAGATAAAAGAGCTACGATTTCACTAGCTGTTTGGTCAGCAGTTGCGTTAGCTTCTATGCCATCTAATTTTGTACCATCAGCAGACACATCCCTTCCGTCAACAGTTTGACTACCAGTGAATGAAATGTTACCACTAAATGTGTTAGCACCTAGACCGGCTAAGTTACCAGTAGCTGTTACTCCACCTTGCCATGAACTACCGTTATATATTCTTAGTTCATTAGAAGAAGTATTAAAATACAAGTCTCCAGAAGCTAGTGCATTACCACCTCCATCTGTTGATGGGTTAGATGATGCAATTTGGTATTTATCTGTAAAGTTATTCACGTTAGCCATATTACTAGCTACGGAGTTTACACTAGATATAGAACCAGCTACAGAGTTTATATTACTAGCATTAGATACTGCACTGTTTATGTTACTTGCATTACTATTTACGCTGTTAACATTAGATATATTACTACCTACTGAGTTAACATTAGATATAGAACCAGCAACTAAATTTATGTTTGTAGCGTTGGAAACAGCACTGTTAATATTTGAAGCGTTGCCAACAGCAGCATTAATATTAGAAGAGTTAGCTTGTACGGCGTTAATGTTGGTTGCATTGCTATGTACGCTGTTGATATTAGATGAGTTACCAGCTACACCAGTAACACTTGATATATTATCAGATACAGTTTTGATTGGATCATCTTTAACTGTAATAGTATTACCCATACCACTGTGGTTTGTACAGTAATATTGGAAGTTTGCTGGTTGGTCCTCTGGTATTACAATTTGTACTTTTGCACCAGATTGTCCTTGTGTACCAGTAACAGTTACATTTGTAGAGTACTGAGAACTACCGGCATAGAAACGAAATGGATGACTAGCGTTAGACGCATCACTTACATCGAATGTATATGTCCATCCTTTATATAATGTTAGTGCAGGCTTATCTACACCATCTACTATAAATTTGCCTGTTGCTGCTGTAACAGTAATTGTAACTTCATCTTCTAATGTATCTGCTACTATAGCAAGAGAACCATTAGAACTACCTGTCGACGCTGCATCAGTAATAAGACCTAAATCTTCGCTGTATGTTATAGAACCTGAGACTATAGCAATATCATCTAGGACTTGTTGTGTAGGTGTAACAGCTGCGAAAGCACTACCAGTATACACACGCATGTTGTCATTACTACTATCAAACCATAAGTCACCTTCTTGTAAAGATGAGCTGTCCGCTCTAGTTGTAGGTGCAGAGTTACCTATCTGGTATAAATCATAAAAGTTATTTATATCTGAAACATTATTACCAGCAGCAGCAATAGCCGTAGCGTTACTAGCTACAGTTGTAATCTCTGTTGCTTTTGGTACTAATCTGTGGAATGTATAAGTATTAAGTGTCGTTGTTGATTCGACTAAAATTCCAAACCCTGCTGGTAATGCAGAAGGTACACCAGTAATTGTTACTGTGCTATTTCCTACAGTTCCGTTTGCTATAGTTACTGTACCACTACTAGGAGTGTAAGCCTGTGACAAAGCACCAATACTCATTATTGCAGCTTGTCCTGTAGTACCCTGTGGGTTTGTATTTGGAAAACTTGTCTCGTTAGCAAGAACAGTAAAACCACCAATATCATCAACAAGGTCAATGATTCTTGCGTTAATCGCAGCAGTAGTAGCTACGTGGGCATCTGAGTTAGACCATGTTACACCACTAGCAATAGTTTCTGTACTGTCTTGTCTTAAGAATTTAGCTTCAGCTTCTGTCTCTGTATAGTATCTACTATCAAGTGCACCGTTAAGTAGCTCAGTTTCTGTGTAGTATCTACCATCTAACGTACCGTCAGCTATCTTATCTGCTGTAACAGCATCGTTTGCTATATCAGCTGTAGCTATTGTACCGTCTGTTATGTTAGTGCTAGTTATAGTAATATCAGAAGGTAATGAGCCACCACCTAATTTAGCCAGAGTAACAGCATCATCTGCTATTTTAACTGTTGTAACTGCGTCATTAATTAACTCGGATGTACCAACAGAGTTGTCAGCCATCTTAACATTAGTTACTGCGTTAGATGCGAGAGCAGCTGTACCCACAGCGTTGTCTATAATTTCAGCGGCACCGATAGAATCATCTGCCATCTTAGATTGGTCTATAGCATTGGTTGCTATTTTACCAGTAGTAATTGCTGCGTTCTGTATAGCATTAGTGTCTATAGCATTGTCTGCTACACTGTCTGCATTAACTGCATTAGTTGCTATATGCTCATTACCGATAGCATCATCTACTATATTATCACCTTCTATTATATCATTAGCTAAATGTTCATGATCAATAGAACCATCTACATAATGCTCAGAATCTATCTGGTTATCTGCTATTAAAGCATTTGTTATTTGGTCAGCAGCGATATGTTGAGTATCAATAGAGCCATCAACATAGTGCTCTGAGTTTATAGAGTCATCAGCTATTTTTGTACCGTTGACTGCATCGCCTGCAATCATACCCGTAGCAACAGTACCGGTGTCACCTGTAGTGACAACAGTACCTGTTACGTTAGGTAGTGTAATTGTACGATCTGCTGTAGGGTCAGCTACTGTTAATGTAGTTTCATGTGCATCATCAGTTGCACCTTCAAAAATAATCTTAGTATCTTCACCCATCTGTAGATTACCAACCATCGACCCACCAAGGGTGTTTACAAAACGCTGGTTTACCTCTTGGGTAACGTATAAGTTCTGTGTAAAGTTGTCATTAAGATCTTCTGATTTAATAGCAGATCCAGCATAAAATGTTGCTGTTAGATCGTCGATACCGGTTTCTCTAAATATTCTGATTTTGGCTCCACTAGCTGGAGCAGTATTAAATTGTAACGTGGTTGCATTAGGCAGTGTAAATGCCGTCGTATCCACACCGTCCAGACTTGCTTTGATGTCTGAGGTCTTAAGATATGGGAATGTGAAATTGTACTGAGTAGTACTATTATTACCTGTAAATTCGTTCTGTGTAACAGCACTCATTTTAATTACCGTATTCTATTAGTTGTTTAGTTTCAAGATCTTTCTTTTGTATTTCGCCAGCACCTGTAACATTACCTTCCTTCATGCGTACTTTAGCTTGTTGTGCATTGTAGATAGATTCTTGTATATGTGGATGTTCACGTAAGTATCTCGCTTCAGCTATTTTTAAAGCGTCACGAATTACCATATTTAGATCTTGATGTATGGGTAGTAGAGTGGTTTTTAAATCTATTTTATTTTTATCGGTTTGATTGTTCTGATTTCTTAAAGCTTTAATATCACGAATTTGTTTCTGATAATCTTTGCGTTTCATAATACGCTCGACTTCTTTCCAGAGTTCTTGTTCACCGATATATGTATTTATTATTTCTCTGTCTTCTGGTTTCCATTCGTATGATCCAGTAGAATCAAATTTAAGTATACTCAAACCTCTATACTGAATATCGAATAAAAACTGTCTCCAAGGTTCATTAGACCCGTTAACTTGTATAGGGCTAATAGCATTTAATGCTTTTAAGAATGGATTATCTATATCATTGATAGGTCGTCCTGTCCATATATCTATCTGATTAGGAATTTGACCCTTTAGACCGGGTATTCTATTCTTAACAAATGCTATAATCTCACCATTAATATCTTTCTGTGCAGAATCTGTAGCATTAGCAATAACACCAAGAGCTCCACTAGCCGGAATCCATGATGACATACTTTGAGATACAAGTCTGTTAAATGCACGTACGTTACCGTTCATAGCATCAAACAAAGGCTCTACACCAGCTAAAGGTGTTTCGTTTAAGAATGTAGCACCGATTGTCCAAGCTAACTTAGACTCCCAGTTTTCTAATAAGTTCTCATCAATGTCTCCAGCATAGTATGCTAGATCTCCGATGATAGCTAAGATATGTTCAATACCTATAATACCTTTATAACTTACCCACTTGTTACCTATACGTATAGTCTTAGGTTCGTAGCCCATCTGATCTCTTTGCTTGTTACGTTCACTAGCATTGTAGTGACCATTACCACGGATGTTACCAGCCATAGCATAACCAAATAGTGTAGATACAAGTAAGCTACTAAAAGCTAATCTACCTACATACTCTGCACGTAAGTTCTCAAAGATAACCTGTGCATTAGGTTCTTTAGCCATGTCAATACCGTGCTCTAATAAAGCTTGAGCTATATCATCTTGTGTCTTAGCATATATAGTTTTACTATACTTACTAATACCGGGTATCATTGTAATAGGTGTCCATGATGCAGCAGCTCTCATATAGTTAGAAGCTGTACGTGGAAACGCCATAACTTCTTTAAGTATAGGATATGCTGTTGTAGCCTCTGTAAGGTAGCTTGCTAATCCATCATCTAAGTTTAGCTGTATTTCACCAGCCATAGCTTTTAATGTCTTATCTCTAACAAGTCCATCTTGATCGAAAAACTCATTATAATACTTTACCTCTACTTCTTTCAGTAGATCTGCCTTACCATATATACTACCAAATTCATAGAATACATCATCATAAGCTTTAGCTCTAGCTAAGTAGTGTGCTAGGTGTGTGGTTGTAAATACGTCAGGAAATACCATAGCGGTCATACCATAACGTAATCCTCTCATACCAGCTATTTGCTTAAGTCTAGATGCCATCTTTAACTGATATGCTCTACCCCAGTTACCATCAATCTCATATAACTTAGCCATATCATCCATGATGTCCCAAGCTTTGTCAGTCTTAAATACAAAGTCTTTACGAAACTGTGCCATCATAGCAGTAGGATCTTTATGCGTCTTTTTCATCATCTGGTACGCATCAGTTAGTGCACGTCTGTTTGTTTCCCAGACAGCACCATTATAGTATATAGTACGTCGTATGCCATCCCAGTTACCAGTTATAGCATGTCCTAGTGTAGCTGTTATAGGTCTAAGTATAAGTTGTACACCATTACCTAGTCCAGCTCTAAACGCTGATATACCAGACAACATATTGTTGTATCGTACACCCCACGCAGCCTTAGCAAACAAGTTCATGTTTTTAGGATCAGGACTTTTTAACATACCTACTGGTGTGATCTGATCTGCTGCCCATTTGTATAGTTTAGCAAGACTATCTACATCACCATTAGTATGTGCATATGCGTCAATCAGAGGACGTAAAGCTTCTGGTTTATACTTACGTAAATTCTTAAGTGTTTTAGTAAACTTTTTATTCTTAGCATGTATGCTATTTTCAGCAGTCTTAAACTCTTCAAGTAGTGTCTTTATACCTTCTTCGGCGTCACGTGGAGGCATCTGGTCAAACCAGTTTTTGTTGCGTAGTGACCAACCAGATAGATATTTATTTAGTGCATACTCATCCATTAAGAATTGTAGCTTGTCTAATACTATATCCATAGCATGTGCGTCATCTACGAACGGAGCCATGTCTGTAATTGACTGTGCAATCGTAGCAGCTTCTCTACCGAGTGTATCCATAACTCTACCAGATGTAGCAGTTATGTCTCTACCTAAGAATCTGTCAACAAGATCACGCATAGCAAACGCTGCTGCTCTAGCCTGATCTTCGTTAATTACTTCTATTCTAAATTTACCAAGCATCAAGTTCTTGACATCTCTGTTTTCTAAAAACAGTTTTCTTACATCATCAACAGTAGACATAGGATCTATAATATCCATATAGATACCCCATGCTGCTGCGTTCATTTCTTTAGCACTAAATCTAACACCATCTACAATAGCATCAAATCTACCTGTCATTCTTGCAGCTTCTCCTACACCCATCACAGCATCACGACTTGTTGAGCCAACCATCAGACCTTTACGTCTCATAGAATCTGTGATTATAGGTGCTGGATCTCCAGATGAAGTACCAGTTTTGATAGCTGTAGTATCTGCCATGTTACGTGCTACGTTACCGGGAGGTACTTGCTGTTTTGTTTTGGCTGCATCAGATAATAAGTCAGCATTTAAGTCAGGATCTAAACCATTAATATCTAGTTCTAGCTGCTCAAAGTTGTTAGCAATCTTTCTATCTATAGCTGCATCAGCTTCGTAGTCATTGATAGATAGTTGACGTTTCATAGCTCCATCAATATCATCAATACCTAGCTGTGATTCTAAGTTTAACTTTTCATTGATGAGCATAGTCTCATTCTGTCTACTTAGGTTTTTACGACCTAACGATAGCAGTTCATCTATTTCTTGTATACGTATCAGCTTGTCAGGATCACCACCAAACTTAAGTACACCTTGCTTATACTGTTGAGCTACTCCATCTTTAGGATCAAACCAGCCCATAGCTTGTTTACCATTCTTAGTATCAATAAAAGCTCCAATAACACTGCCAAGCATAGCAAATGGTGCTGACTCTAGCATGTTCTTAACTTTTCTTATACCGGGGCTATCACTGTCAGCAGTCCTAAAAAAGTTAGGCAAAGGTATTCTACCCTTTGGTCCAAATGTCTCAGGAAACATATTACTGAGTTCTGTAGTGATAGTATCATCTTCTCCGATGTCACTCAATGCTAATACTGTAGCGTCAACACCTACCTGTGACATTAAATCTACAGCTAGTTTTGAAAACCAAGGTTTCGTAAATAGTGCACCTCCAGCCATCTTAGCATTAACTACACTTGACGCATAACCACCACCTAAAATAGTAGGTAATACAATAGACGATACACGTCTTATCATCTGATGAACAGGATTGTCAAGCATCGTAGCTTTATCATACTTCTCATCTATCTTGTCAAAGCCGGGTATGAGTGTACCAGCAG